ATAGCCGCCCCGTCTGGAAAACTGTGCAGCTATTTTAATTATACATAACGTTTCAGGCTAACCGTCTATTGGATAGTCCTGTGGGACACCTGTTAACAGCAGGTGTCCTTCTTTTTATTTAATATACCACAATCCTTATATTGTTTCAAGTGGTTTATTCTTTAAATGCTGGCTGCCGCAGCCTGTCCAGCCTGTCTGCAAGCTGCCTGTCCTTATCTGGGTATAAGTGCGAGTAAGTGTCAAGCGTGGTTTTTACTGACTCATGTCCCAGCCTGTTTGATATTTCCAAAGGGGAGAACCCCATTTCAACCAGCAGGCTTGCATGTGAGTGGCGCAGGTCATGTACCCTTATCTGTGGCAGTCCAGCCTTTTTTGCAGTGCTTTTTATTTCTTTGTCAAGTGCGGATTTTGTAAAACAGAATATCCTGTCACCTTTTTCTATGCCATAAAGCCTGGGGATATATTCCATTATGCTGTCATACAGGAAACCTGGAATGGATATGCACCGCCTGGCTTTTGGTGTTTTAGGTTCAAGGAAAAGTTCCTGTCCCTGTATTTTTGCATAGTTTTTGCATATGTTGATTTTTTTGTCAGGCAGGATGTCGGCAGGGGTAAGGGCAAGCAGTTCGCCAGAGCGTATGCCAGTATAGAACAGTATATCAAAGGCAAGTTTAAAATATGGTTTCTGTACAGTTTTTGAAAATTCCTCATATTGTGCCTGTGTCCATATGTTCATTTCTTCTGCCCTGCTTTTCCCTATGCTTCCAGCAGCCCTGCAAGGGTTGGACGTGAGCCCGTAATGTGCTGCTGCATAGTTCATTATTGCAGAAAGCTGGTTGTTTATTGTTTTGAGGTATGTCTGTGAAAAAGGTCTGCCATCTGTATTACGGTATGAAACGAGTTCATTCTGCCATTTCCGTATTTTGATTGTATCTATATCACAGACTTTAAGGTTTCCAAAGTATGGGAGAAGCTTTTCGCTTATGATAAACTGCTTGTTTTCCATTGTAGTAGGTTTCAGGCGGTGTGACATGTCTTCCAGGTAATTTTCAACAAGGGATGAAAAAAGTATATCACTTGTGTTATTCTGCCTGTCTGTAAAGGAACGCTCAAATTCTTTTGCTTCCCTTTGTGTTTTAAAGCCACGTTTGCATATATGTAATTTCTTTCCTGTCCAGTCAGTATAATAAAAGTTGGCATACCACATGGTTTTTCCATTTTTAAGGGTATATTTGTATGCTGGCATATGTATTCTCCATTTAATAATATTCAAAAGTTAGAAATGACATTTTGTAGTTCGGTTTTCCATTCTTTGTGTTATTACCATTTTAATTTTATTTTCTTTCTATATAGTATAATTTGTTGCTTCCTTTTTCTGGCTCTTTGTGGAATACATAGGTTTCTCTCATAAAATCTTTTAATATGGGTATATTTTCTTCGCCAGTTTCCTGTGCCAGTGCAATATAAATATTTTTTTGCAAAAAGCCAGGATTTTTTATTATAAAATTTATTGCTGTCTGGGCTGCTTTTTTATATGTTTCCAGATACCCAAGTGCTGCCATGCCATCTTCAGCAGTGTTGTATGCTTCTGCATCAATACATACTTTAATTGCTTTTTCTGCATTATCCCAGTCACCAAGTTTCATGTACAGGGATGGTCCACAATCCCGGCAGTTTATAACTGGAGGCAGTCCGTCAGTGTCTTTTCTGAAATAGCTTATGACAGGTTTTAAAATTTTATATGATTTTTCGCAGGCTTCAATTTTTGGAAGGACTTCTTTTCCAGACTGTATTCTGTCTGAAAGTTTATAATATGTTCTTAAAATATGCTGGTTGTCCCATGTTTCCCATCCTTCGGTTTCTGAAAAATCAAATTTTATTTCTTTAGGTATATTTTCCTTTTCAATAGGGGAAAGTTTTTGCTTAGCAGCTGTTTTCTGGGGCTGGCCTGTTTCTGTTTTTTGTTTCCGCATTTCCCTTAACTGGTATTTGACGGTTTCATGTGCTTTATTTAGTAAAGAAGAAATTTTTCTGTTAAGTTTTATATTTTTAAAAGCAGGCAATGGAGTTTTATAATTGCTAAGTGATATATTAGCAAACATTCTTTCCTGTGTTGCAGGCAGGGAACTTATATCTATAGGAAAATACTGGTTTAAACTGATTATATCTGCTTCAAATTCATTTTGTATAAGTTCTGCTAATGCTTTTTCAAACATTTCTGGTTGGTTTTTAATATAACGGTTGTTGTCAAATCCAAAATACTGGTAATTTCTTATTATTTCAGAGATGGTCAATGGAAGCTGGAAAGTGTATTTTAGTATTAGCAGGTAATCCATGCGGATATTTGTGTCATCATTTTTGCTGTAGGATTCTAAAAGTTTTACTGCCAGGTCAGCACGTTGTTTTGAAATACATGCCAGAACCAAAGCTGTTGCTGTGTAAAACTGGAAAGAACTGTTATTGTATGATTCACGTAGTTTAAGTGTAATGTCAAATGCTTTATCAAAGTTTCCAAATACCATATGCCGTTCCAGACCATAATAAAATAAAAATACATAGCCTATATCATGGCTCTTAGAAAATGGATTTGAAAGAAAATTCCAATATAACCACTTTTGTTCTGGTAATAAATCTTTGTAAACAGGGTAATAAGGAGGGCTTTCAATTATTGTATTTTTTAGAGGTTCTGAAATAGGCAGTCCTAAATATAATGTGCTTGGTTCTTCTGGAACAGAATCATAGAAGACCAGATATGTGTTATTATCTGCTATTGGTTTTTTTTCAGGTGGTATATAGTTTTTGTATTCTCCATCTCCAATCCATAACATGTCAGTTATTCCAGGATAAATGTTTATTATATTTAATAAATCTGATGGGACAGATTTGCCAACGATGCAGGTTCCAGAATTTGGGTTTTCTGGTGTTTTTTTATCTGCATTGCCTTCATTATCCAGGCTGTTTTTAATATCTGAATATAAATTTTCCAGGAAAACAAGGTTGTCATTTTCAAGGTTTTTATTATTTTTTATATTCTGGTACAGTACATCTAATTTATTTATTTTTCCTTTCGTAGTTTTTAATAAGCCTATTTCATGGTTTATATTACGTTCAATAGCCTGGTTTATGATTGTGACACGGTTGTTTTGCATATAGTCCTGGGTATCTGTAACAGGTTCTTTTAAAGCATAGCCAGCCTCTCTGAGTTCGGCATCTGAGTATAGTAATAATTTATTCAATGTATTATATACAATAAGATAACGTTTAAGGACAGTATCAAGGTTATTTGAATTATTTACTAATTGTATGCTTTCTGTTAAAATTTCAACTTGTCTTTTTATTGTTTCATATTGTGTTTGTTCAACTTGTTTTGTTGCAGATATATATTCTTCTGTTGAAGGAGCTGTATTCTGGGTATAAGATGGTTTGTTGCGGATGGAAATGGACGCTTCATATAATTTAATAAAAATAAAAACCAGTATACATCCTAATATAATAATTAATACCATTTTAATTGCATCCCAGAAATAAGATATAATTCCATACAATACCAAAATAGCGATAATACTACTTATAAATGAGCCCTTTTTTTTCATTGCATACCTTCCTTTGCTGCTTTTTCTATAGTTAGTTGTGTCTATACCCTTCGGTACCACTCGAAGGGTATTATTTTCCCAGGCTGTCTGTTCCTGTCCTTTTTAATGGTTCATTTGTTTCAATAGATAAAATATTTTGTTCCTTTAAAAGTTCTTTAATTTTTCCTATAATTATATCCTTGTTATCTTCTGTTAGTTTTACAAAAGCATCCAGAAATTTTTTTTCACTATTTGCGACCTTTGGAATTTGTCCTAATAAATAATCAATTGAAACATCAAGTTCATGTGCTAAATTTATTAAATTTTCTAATGATGGTTCTTGTTTTCCATTTAAATATGCTTGGCAATTTTCTGTATTAATTGTGGTTTTAATTGCTAATTCTTCTAATGATAAGTTGTTGTCATTCATTGCTTCTTTTATTCTTGTTATAAATGTGTATCTTAACATATCATCAAAAAAAGAATGATTGTTTTCTTTTTCATTCTTGTTATTTGACTTTCCTAGTAAGTAGTCAGTTGTTACATTAAAAAAAGAAGCAATATTTTTGATTGTTTCTAAATCAGGCTGGCGTTTATTAGTTTCCCACATACCAACAGCGCCATTACTAACTCCTAGTATTTCTGCAAAATCTCTTTGGTTTATTTTTTTCTCATTGCGAAGAGAGGATATTCTTCTGCCAATATCCATTAATAAAACCTCCTTTTCATTTTGTATTATATCACATATTGTGAGCAAAAAAAGCAAGAAAGAAAAAAACTCACAAAAAGTTATAAAAACACTTGACAATTCAACGAAATGTGAGTATAGTAAATATATGCTAACAAAACGTAAGCAGAAAGGAGACGCTAATCATGGATGTAAACAAATCGTTAGCAGAACTTAGAGCTGAAAGAAATTTATCTCAAAGAGATTTAGCAAAAATATTAGGGGTAAGTTCTGCAACAATTGGAATGTATGAATCTGGCAAAAGAACACCTCCACTAAAGAAAGCAATTTTGATAGCAAAATTATTTAATGTCCAGGTGGAAAATATATCGTTTTGTAAATCTAATTATACAGTATCAGGAGGAGGATAAAAATGTCAAATGTAGCAGCAGAAACCAGTTCCAATGTTTTTTATAAGGCACGTTGCGTAGCTTCAAAATATAATGAGCAGTTAAAAAGCAGAGAAGGGGCAGCAGAAATAATGGCTATTGACAGAGGCAGGCTGTACAGGATAGAAAAAGGTGTTGCTAATCCATATCCAGAGGAAATTCATCTTATGTCTGGTTTATACAATGCACCAGAGCTGGAGAATTATTACTGCACAAGTATCTGTCCTTTAGGCGGCAATATTCCGGAAGCAGACATTTCAAGCCTTGACAGGATATCACTGCGTGCAGTTTATATACTGCGTGAAATGGACAGTGTCCAGAAGCTGTTAGTGGATATTACAGCAGACGGGGTTGTTTCCGCAGATGAAGTGGAAGGTATGCATAAGATACTTGGTATTCTTGAAGAACTGGAACAGGTGGCGCAAAGCCTGAAAATATGGGTAAAGAAAAATCTTTGAATTATTATAAGGGGGATATTATGGATTACAGTACATTTAAGGAAATTGCAGCAGAAAAAATTCTGGATTATATGCCAGAAAAGTTTAAAAACTGTACAGTAGAAACAGAACCTGTACAAAAGACTAACAGGAAGATGGATGCGCTCAGGATTGTTCCATGCTGGATTACAGAAGGGATGGCAGTGCCTGTGGTTTATCTGGAACATATGTATAAGCATTACAATGGGACAGGAAGTATAAGCACTGTACTGGAAAATGCTGCACAGGTTCTTGCCTTGGGCTTTGAAGAAGCAGAAAAAATTGGTGGCATAAGTTTTACAGAACCAGAAAAGAGAGTAACCATGTCACTTGTAAACACGGGGCAGAACAGGGAAATGTTACAGCATGTGCCAAACAGGCAGTTCCACGACCTGTCAGTTGTTTACCGTTATATTGTGGATGCTGGCAGTGATATTTCTTCTGTGCTTGTTGATAACAAAACTGCAGACATGATGGGAATGGATGAAGGGCAGCTTTTTAAAACAGCACAGGAAAATACCCTGGAATTTATGGGGCTGGTTATAAAACCACTTGATGAAGTAATAAAAGAAATTTTGTTAAGTGAAGGGATGGCAGCAGATGAAGCAGAGAGTATTGTCCAGTTACCAGAAGGGAAGCCACAGATGTATGTTATTACTAACAGGGCAGGCGTAAACGGGGCTGTTTATATAATGTATGATGAAGTGCTCCAGGGGCTTGCACAGGAAACGGGTTCTGATTTGTACCTGCTTCCTTCATCTGCCCATGAAGTAATGGCAGTACCTGCATATGGTAACCCTGCCAGCCTTGCACAGATGGTAGAAGAAATCAATGTAAAAGAAGTAGAACTGGAAGAAAGACTTTCTAACAATGTGTACCATTATGACAAAATGCTGCATAAGCTGTCTGTGGCAGCAGGCAAGATATGTTTGGCAGTGCAGCATTAAAACTATAAATTTCCAGATTTAAGGGAGGTGTACCAGATGGCAGCACTGGCAACAGCACCAGGGGTTTTAGGGGCATCAGTTACAACTTATGTTACAGCAGCAGATGTCATGGAGCTTCTTGGATGCAGGGAAAGCAAAGCATACCAGACAATAAGGGAAATTAACAAGGCTGCCAGGGACAATGGGCAGTTTGCGTATGGGAGGGGCAAGGCAAACAAATATATGTTTGCTGAAAAGTTTGGCATCCCTCTTGATGTAGTAAATGCAGTAATTGGCAGGAACAAAGGTTAAGGAGGCTGTATCATGGCATATTACACTGTCTGTCCCTGCTGTGGTGCGAACCTTGACCCTGGGGAGAAATGCGACTGCATGGATGCCAGGGCAGGGATGGAAGAGTTTTTCAGGGAACATATGGAAACAGAAACAGATTCAGGGCAGCTTGCCTTTGTATTTAGCAAAGAAGAGGAGGGGAAGCAGGGATGCGGGATATAACCAGGGAGGAAGTGGAAGGGCTGCTTGGCAGCAGCATAACAGACAGCATGTTTGAAGAAGCGTTAGGTTATGCCAGACGCAAACAGGAATACATATACCAGCGTGAAAGGAGGGAGGTGGTCATGCAGCGCTGGTATCTTGTGAAACTGGCAGGAGAGTATGCAGGAAACCTGGCATTTTCAAGATTTACTATGGATTTGTGCAGGGAAACCTGCAATATGGAAAAAGAGCGCCTGGAAGACAGGCACTCACAAAAGACAGCCATATTGTAGCATTTCCTGCAGGAAAAATCAAGCATTAAAAAATACAGTAATGGTTTAAGGGGGAATGAAAAATGTGCATGGTATGCAGGCAGCACCCATGTGTTACAGGATGTCCTAATGCACCAGAACCAGAACCTGTTTTAATATGCAGGGAATGTGGTGCAGGGCTGTATGCAGGGGACAGGCACTTTGGCGGGGTATGTGAGGGATGCCTGTCAATATATTCAGTCAGTGACTGGATGGAACTGTTTAATGAAAATTTAGAAGAAGTGGAGGACAGCATATGGGCGGTTTAGTACCAGTAAAAATAACAAGCAACATAGGGACAATAAATGACAACCTTGATGTGGTGGAAGCTTCAATCAGGGAGAAGGTGGAAGAGTATAAAAAGACTGTCGTAACAGAAAATACTATAAAAGACAGTAAACAGCTTCTTGCTGACATACGCAAGGAGAAGCAGTCCCTTGATGATGAAAGGAAGTCAATTAAAAAGGCATGGATGGCACCATATGATAATTTTGAAAAGAGGGTAAAGAAAATCATAAGCCTGTATGATGAGCCTGTGGAT